TTTCTTGGTTTTCTAACAGGACGGAGGTAACGGCCTTTCTATACTTATCCTTGATCCCATCGATCTCGGAATGCTCTAGAATGGGTTCCCACTTTTCCTGCAATGATTCTGAATTAAACATTGCGTTAAATTTTTTTTCTAGGAAATTAGGTTTACTATTATCACTTACTGGACCAGCGAGACAGAGCACTTACGTACCCTTCCATAGCTGAACCTGAGACTTGTTGCTCTACTTGTACATCCTCAGTCACAGTATTGGACTCAGGCTTAGTAGAGAAATATGACTCACGTAGTGTTGCTATCTTTTCTCTGAACTGCTCCTCATTCTCAAACCCAACAGCTTCTGCAAGTGATTGTAGTTTCTCTTTTTGAGATAGACTTAATCCCTCACTCAGCTCGTTCACAATCCCATTCTTAATATAGCCGCCAACCTCTTTTGAGAGACCAACGTTTTCTTCGATCTGATCGTTGAGTTTTTTCTCCATAGTATCGAGTTGCTCAGTCATTTCATCTACTAAGTCAACTTTCTCGTCGGGAAGATCAATGAAATTCTCGACAAAAACTTGTTTGAGACCTGCCATGACACTCTCTGCCATTTCTGTCTTAATTCCGTGCTCGATGGCGATCTCATTATCCTTAACCCACTTTGATACGTGGTAGGCAAGAGTCTCGTCAACTTTCTCTGCAAGCTCGGACTTAACAGTCTCGATTTCTTCTTCTAGAACCTTAGCATAATCGCTATGCATACGCTCTAGTTCTTCGTTTATCTTGGAAACAACTGCTGCTTCGAAGATTGTCTTTGCTTTCTCTTTAAACTCTTCAGAGAGATCCTCTCCTTCGGTTAGAGCAGCAACGTCAGCAGATAGATCGATCTCGATCCTTTCTACCATTTCTTCTTCTGGAGCTTCGGTTTCAGCAATCACCTCTCCTTCAGGTTCATGACCTGCTTTTACATCACCCTTACCAGAGAACTCTGCCTTCTGTGCAGATGCATCAGATGGTTTTGTCTTAGGGGGTACTGCGGTTGGTCCACCACCAGTCTTAAACTTATTGGAATCATCAGTAGGTTTACTGTTAAATGGTGTAGGTCCACCAAGATCTTGTGCACCGCCGAGACGACTTCCGTCATTCTCTAGTTTTTTCTGGGATTTGTCACCAGCGTTGGCATTCGCCGTCACTTGGTTTTCTTCCAGGTTCTCAATAGCTTCAGACATTTCGTTGTCTCCTCGTACAAACAGGTGATTTGCTCTAATTATTTATAACTCACAGATTTTGCAAGAACTCATTAAATGCGGAAATCTTTCTTTCTGCAATTTGAGTGCGTGATGCTGCGTTAATTCTTGACTTAATTGAGTCAAGTCTTTGTTCAGATATGCCTCCATTATTCCAGATCCATTCCTTACCTTCCATGATGCCATTTACGAAAGCATCAGGTGCAGATGGGTCAGCAACAATATCAGCAGCAGTAGCAAGAATGAAGTCATCCATTACTACCTTTACTCCGTTCTCTTCTTTAATCGAACCGAGACCCCGTGAAGACACGCCGAGCTTAATGCCTTCATCGAGTAATTCTTTAGCGACACGTCCCATAGGAGTGTCTAATATACGTGCCTTACCTACGTAGTTATTACCCTCTTGCTTAAGAGAAGTAATGAGGTGTGACACACGGTCTAGATTGATAGTAGGACCATCAGGGTGTCCTAGTTCTCCCATCGCACGACCTTTTTTAATGTAATTTTCGTTGTACTTCTGCACCTCTTTATTAAGAGTTTGCAGTGGATACATACGTCCATTACGATTTTTTATAGCTCCTTGCAAGAACACACCCTCAATAAAGGTTCTCCTTTTAGATCCTTTACCTTCAGTGATGACTTTAGTATCATGAATTTCTTCAGTGATCAGTTTCATTTGATGTTTCCTCTGGTTCTGCAGTTGCTACGGCGGTTTCAGGTTCTTCCTCAGTGGAAGATTCTGCTTCTGGCTCGTCAGGAGTAGGAGCGAACATAGAATTACCTATGTCTTTCTTAAGCGTCTCTATACTATCAACGGCTAGTTCTTTCATACGACTATCAACGTAATCTGACAGGTCTTTCTGACCTGCAAACACGGAATTTACGATGTCAAGTGCTGGTTCTGATGGCATGATTTAGAATTCGTATAATACTATTTAGATTTCTCCCTTTTTGTAGTCTTTAGGTTCCATCTGTGGTTCCTCTTCTACTGGTTCAGGTTCGGGCGGTGTTGCCGCTAGTTCCATCTGGGCTAACTCCAATTTCTGCATCTCTACAGGTGGGATTACCAGTCCCGCTTCCACTTCAGCAGACATTTGCTCATCGATATCACCGAATTCAGCATCAGTCTGTTTAAGTATATAGCGTCTCATGTACTCCAAACTGAAATATTTACCTATAAAAGGATCCATCTGAGCGAGAAGTGACATCCTCTCATTCATTACTTCCTTCTCTTTCATTTCAGAGAAGTAGTTATCAGCAATGAAGTTGTATTGGATGTGCTCCTTCAGATCATCCCACTCTTCTAAACTAATTACACCCTTAAGTACTAATTGAGTTTTGAGTAGGTCATCAAAAAGATCAGTAAACTTCTTACGAAGTCTAACAATGAACTTCTGGAACTTAACTTCGTCTCTTGTAATCTCCGCAGATCTACCAACGTTAAATGAACTCTCTGATTCCAAACGGGACTCAGGTACATTCAGTGAACGATATAATTTCTTCTGGAAATACTTAACGTCTTCCAACTCACCTAAGTTCTGACCACCTGGAAGTGTAGTGATTTCAGTACCTCTACCACCTTCTCTACGTGGTAACCAGAAGTCTTCCAACATGGACATGAACTTCTTGTCATCACGAATCTCACCAGTGTCAGCATTATATACTAACTTATTCCTATAGCGAGACATCACCTCACGGAGGTACTGTTCTGCTTTTTGCTTAGGTAAGTTACCTACATCGATGTAGAATATTCTACGCTCAGGTGCTCTTGATAGTCTATAGATTACCAGACTATCCTCAATCATCCTAAGTTGATTAATTGCCTTAATCGCTTTGTGCAAATGAGAGAGAACATAGTTCCTCTGCATGTCCAATTGCCCTGAGTGAGCATATGTAACAGCATCAGGTGCTATTCTTATTCCATTATTCTCATACCCTTTTAGTCCTTTTGGTGAATAAATGTAATATTCTACCGACTTAGGGATCAACGTTGACACTTCAGGGTCAGTTATTTGCACTTGCCGATCTTTCGGCTTATCAAATTCTATAACCTTTTTGATCTTACGTGGATCAATATACCTCAGTTCTGTAATACCTTCAGAGGGTTTGTCAACGTTGATCATCTTATGATAAAAAAGTCTTCCGTCGATGTACCATCTACGAAAGATATCATATGCCTTCTTATCGAAGTCTAAAAGAATTAATACGTTCTCAAACTCTTCTCTTATTCTATTCTTAAGTGTTTGAGATACCTTCATGTTCTGAAGGTCTATATCTACAGGATGATCGTTGAGATCTCCTGCTATCGCTTCGTTAACTACATCATTAATTGCAGAGTCTGCCTCTGGGTGCAGAGACATTTCACGATATCTACCAACTAAATCTGCCTCGCTTGCTTTATTAGCAGCGTCACCCATCTCAACATACTGCCCAAAGTATCCACCAGCAGCAATTGGTGACGCTGCATCGTCAGATTCTTTACGCACGAAAGAAGGGGCGTTAACCTTCCCCTTCTTCCTGTCTAATGAATAACCAAATAATTGAGACATTATTCCCGTTTCAGTTTTGTCCTATCAAAGTTATTTATGATAGTTTTAAAACTATGTATTAGGAGTATCGGTATCGTCGCATGGTTCCCAGTATTGTACTTGGAACTCAACTGTGTACTCCTCAGGAGTATCATTAGTATCCCATGCAAGATCGATAGCGGAAACTGTTGATGGCCAAATTCCTTGGAATCTGTAACCAGCAGCAAATCTACCTTGACGATTTTGCTGTAGGACTCTAGCAGTTGACTGATAGGATAAGATGTTACTAGCACTGGATAGGTTAGTCTGCAATTGTTGGATTGCACGTGACCAAGCTTCGAACTTACGACGTAGACGGAATGCCTCATCATTAAGTACAGTAACCTGCCATGGCTCGTATGTTCTGTCTCCAGAAATTTTTAAAACACGACCTCTGAAAGGAACTTCGATAACACCTATGTTAGAAGCAGGTAGATTTGCTGCTTTAACAAGGAAACTAGAAATCTCCTTTGCCTTTGAGTTCTCTATCTGTGGTTCTCCAGCAGCAGCAGATTTAGCATCATTGATGTTTCTGCTAGAATCTGTAGCACCTTCTATGAGGCGGGGGAACTCAATCTCCACCTCAAAAATATTAGGGCGGGCTAGTTCTTGGATCTGACTTCTAAAATCATCAATGGACGATCTTACAATCTTACCATCCACCTGTCCCCTAGGGACAGTGTTGGTTTTGTTAATGTCGGTTGCCATTTAAAATACTCCTTAATTAATACGTGAAACGGGAATCATAGAATTAGACTAGCTAACTATTTCGGCGAACGACGCACCAGTTCTAGTAGCTGTGAACTGCAGAGTTATGAAGTTGATAGACCTTGTAGGTTTTACAAATATCTCTGCGAAAAATTCACCACGATCAATTGCATCAGGCGGGTTGTTGCTGCTATCACAAACAACAAGATAATCTACAACACCACGACGTGCCTGAACACCACGTAGATATGGATCTACGATATTCTTAAACCCAGTACGAGTAAACTCGTCGTTGAGTTCGAAGAGTTGTGACTTGGCAGCAGTCGCAATTGCTTTCTCAATAACTAGGAACAGACGACGTACATTAATACGGTCGAATGCACTAGCAAGTGCAAGGGAAGTCTTGTCTCCGAAGAGTACATTACCTTGTCCAGGGAATGCTACGATTGGGTTCACACGAGCAGCATATAGTCTGTCTCTGTGATCCTTAAGAGGTGAGTATGCTAATTTAATAGCATTTCTTATCTGACCTCTTGCAAATCCAGCAGGAGAGAACCAAGGCTCTTGGTTTAGAGCACAACTTAGTGTCAATCCAGCAACGTCAGGGTTGCAAGGGAGGTAGCGATACTTATCGCTGTACTTATCGTAAACATACTTGTAGTTGTTATCAAATACACCATAGGATGTACTGGATAGAACTTTAAAGAACTCAATGACACGATCAACAATTTCATTTGTCGAAGGGACTCCGATAACACGATCACGAGGAGGTGAAACAAATGCGATGCAATCCTTACGGATAGCAGCGATGTCTAGCATCTTCTGTGCTTTTGCAACACTGTCAGTGAAGTT